CAGCAACTGAATGAAATATACCGGCAGCAGATATTCAGGGACACTGTAAGGATAATCAATCCAGACTGCTGTGTAGTCTGTCATTACCGTATCACCAAAGATACGATATTCCTTACGCGGATAATCACCTGGACTTGAACTGGTAAATAGCGCTCTAGGTGGGCCTATCTTGTCACCAGGCAATGCGTATTCGTATTTGTACTCTGTGGTTGGTGTAGTAACCAATTGCGCCAGAGCAATCTTCTTGAAGCTAAATGACCACGGATAGATCAGTAGCGCTTGATCGCGGATATCGCTATAGAGTCTATCGCAAGTATTTGCTTCATCCGTCCCTTCATTGAATGAAGAGATCGGTTTTGCGCCAAGCATGATCAGCGCGTCAGAGCAAATTGAAAGGGCTGAATCACCTGCTGCCATTTGGCGCTCCCAGTACTTGTCTTGTCCATCCACTCATGGAGCGAATGTTTGTAGCTAATCCAGCAGAGATATCTTTTTGAATTGCAGAATGCCATTCGTCAAGATTTGTTTTACTTTTCCACGGTATTCCACGCTGATTAGATGCGCCAACACTTGATGCATCACGTTTAATTGTAGCGTCGAAAAACGGCTCATCATCAGCAACAATATCAATTGGGCATCCGCAAAGGATTACCTCATCATAACCAAGCAGGCTTGCGATACGGGCTGCACCCCAGCCAGAAGTACCACGAATCCCAGCTAGACATGACCAAACACAATCAATTGAATTCAAATCATCAGGCTTGATACTTGACTTGTAGGGAGTATGAACAACAATTTCACCACCCCATTTTTCTCTATGTAGTTTTTTCATCCTTACAGCATGTTCTGGATGATGCGTCACTGCATGTTTAGCCTTAACAATTGCTACGGAAAACTTTACGGCAATTACATCAGCATTTGGCCTAAGCTTAAATGCCTCAGATAAATCATTTGAAACACAAGTGGCAGAGCCGACAACAAGGACGGCCCCGCCACCCACTGCATTAGTCTGTATCTGTTGCAGTCACAACCACGCCGTCAGTGATATCCACTACCGTGCCGGTATTGGAATTCACATAAGCGGTAGACATCACCGGAGTGCCACCCGTTGCCGAGTAGCAAAAAACCAGATCGCCAACCTTGAGGATAGAAGCCACCGTATTAAAATACCCAGAAGCGCGGATTACCGATTGAGCATCCGTGCTGCTGTAGGTATAAATAGCGGGAGCATTTCCAGCCTTAGATTGACCACCAACGGCATTAAAGCCAGTCGCAGAAAAAGCCATGATTTATTCCCTTTCTTTAGGTTTCGCGGCAAGTGATTTTGACGATACCTTCATCGTCGATGGCAATCGCACCAGCCGAGAACACCTCGTTAACCAGGAACGAAGTCTTTTCTGCAATGTAATTGATCTCAGTCCGCATTCCAATTCCTTCACCGTAGCCAACAGCCATTTGGTGGAAAGCAAAGCAAGAACGGTCAAGAGAACCATCAACAACCAGGCCGCCCTCAGAACGATCACCCAGCATGTGGAAGGTAAAGCCCAGGAACGAATTGATATCGCCCTGAACCAACGCCTTCACACTGTTGAAGTCGCTAGAAGTGACTGCGGTTTCAGCCAGCAGCGAAGCCAGACCGTTGCCGTGGATAATAATATGACGGGCTTCCGGCGGCACGTTGTTCTTATCCATCAGACGCTTGGTCTCACGCAGCTTTGCCACGTTAAGGTTGCTATCCGTACCGCCAATGTCATTGGCGACAGTCAGCGAGGTGCTAGAAGCAGTAAGCGCATCCAGAATAATCTGGTCTTGCCGACGGCCCATGGCGCTAGCAACGACTTGCACCAGTTCTTGGCGCTCGTCAAAGTTGACTTTAGCTTGGTTGAAAATGTCGCTATATTCTGCCGCGTTGTAATCGGTCAGGGTACAGGTGACGGTGGAGAAAGCCACGTTAAGCGGCGTTACATCAGTTTGCGGAACGCGAACCGTTGCAACACCCTTGCCGACTTTCGGGAACTTTACAGTGCTACCTTCAACCCCTCGACGCTGGCGAACCGCCGGAACAAGCAAAGCCTTACCTTGGTAAGCTTGCTTTACTTCCGCATCGAAGAGGGTAACGAAGGCGTTAGACAGAGAAACGCTCATTTTATTACCTCATTCAAAAATTAGGATTGGGTTCTCGCGACGGTATGCCAACACTCTGGGCCGAATGCTTGCTGGTTACGCCAGCCAATCGACAGCGCCTGCTGCTGGAAGGGCCAAAAATCTGGTATGCCTTAGAATTAGGCTAACACCCTTTAAAAAGAAAAGCAAGTACTTACATACACCCCCCCCTCAGCCGAAGCTGAAGGGGTATAAAACAACTAATTATTGGAAACTTGCAGAAAACATCCGCTCTACTTTTTGCCGGAAAGCTGGATCTGTCTTGTATTTGGGATCTGCAACCATTTGATAAAGCTCATCTTTACTTGGAGAGCCTGACGGAGGAACCGAATGCGTCGGAATACGGGTTCCCTCATACGACTCCCTAAGTTTCATTAAGGCTTTGATTCCATTGGCAGTCCCGCCCATGACTTTAAATTCTTCAAAGTCATCTTTACCCCAGACTCCCTTACGAACAAGGCCAGAAGCCCAGTCAATCATGCCCTTTACGACGGCATCCGCATTAGGACCAAGCGCAGCCTTTTCCTGTTGGAGAGATTTAGACTGGGCTTCCATCTGCGAGCTGCCCATCCTTGATACTTCACCAACCAAATCATCCAAAGCGCCCTGGCTCAGACCGTATTTTTGCGCCCAGCCCATGACATGAGTGCGGAGAGGATCGTTTTCAGGGATATCCCCGAATGCTTTGGTGTCGTATTTACCATCCGCTGGCGCTTTGTGCTTACCTTGGCTGATTTGTTTGCGGAGATCCGACCAGCTTTTGGCAATGCCTTCAAGGTCTGGCTCGCTGGTGTCTTTCTTCCAGAAGTTTTCAGGCCAGAAGTCTGGCCTTTCAAGCGGCTCTTCATCACCATTTGTTTCTTCTGCCTTATGTGCGATGACAACATTTTGTGGATCTGTCTTGGCCTCGCTGTCATCAGTAACTTTCGCTGAATCGAGTAGGCCAGCGTCACCGGTAGAAGGCTCAGTGCTGCTAGGCTCGTTTCCTTGCGTTTCCATTAGGTGTTTCCTTGGTTAATTGCTCTTTTTATCCGCGCTTCAATATCCCGAATCACGCTATTCTGGCCTTCACGGTAGAACGCATGAGCGGGATCGCTACCAGGCACGGCAACCGGTTGCTCTAGATAGACGGAACGAAGCCATTCTCCCAACTTCTTCCCATCCTTATTTGAAAAGACACGCAGGGTTAGCCTATCAAGGTCATCTCTTGCCTCTGATACGTCCCTGACATCAGTTGGAGCAGAAGTTTCTAGGTCATCCCAACCGGCCATTACGCCCCCATTGCTTGTTGTACAGCGCCAGCCGCAGCCTCTGGGTTAGCCTGTGCCGCTTGCTGTGCCATCTGTGCCATGTCTTGCATACGCTGCGCCCTCTCTGCTGGACTAGTCCTAAGCCGCGAAGGAATGCCAAGCTTCTCGCCAACGTAGTCCAACATCTCACCAACCTTGATGGAGAACTGTCCTTCAGGGCCAGCACCTTGCGCTATCTGTGCAAATTGCAATACCTTATTGACCTCATCCATTGACTGCGCCATTGCGAGCGGAGCCACTGGGGATATACGAACCTCAAGCCCATTGACACGCAGCGGCAGATCAACAAGGCCGCGATCATTCATTACCTCTAGCGTCTTTGTTACTAGAGGAATCATGGTTTCATTAATCAACCGTCCAAAAGCGCTACCCAAATTCTGAGATAGTTCTTTCATACGCTCGACTACTTCAGTCGCAGACCGAGCAGACATGTTGTCTGGCGGCAAAGATTCGTCCAGCAGCACCCGTTTGATTGACATCCGCAGGTCATTGATCACAATCTGGCTGACGTTGAAGTCACCAGCGCGAGGCAGCGCTTTCAATGCTTCTCCCTGTGGACCACCGTTCCTAGCAACTGGAATGATCGCACCAGGGATAATCTTGACCGTGTTTGGGTTTAGCACACCGTCATCTGCTGCTGTGTAGACACCAGCAATAGCAAGGCTGGCATTCTTGAGCAGCAATTCTAGAGTCTTATTTAGCGTCTTAATGTCCGGCAGCGCAGTTATCAGCGGCCCACGACCATAGATTTCACCGGCTACTTTCATGTAGCGCGAGACTATCCACGGCGAGTACGGCATTACGCGATAGACAACCTCTGTCTTGGTTTCCTTGTGAATGACATGGTAGCTATACTTGCCAGACTTGTAGTCGTAGACAGTAGCTTCAATCAACTCGACATCATCAGTCGGCTTGTCATCAATACGCTTTTGCAATTCCGCATCAATATTTGCATCTTTCCATTGCTGCTGGATAGACTCGCCTTTAATCCGCATGCGCCGGTACACGTTGTCTACCTGACCGTTTGCGCCTTCCTCAAACGACACCAAGTATTGTGGCACTGGTACAAAGTTAATCGGATTGATATCATCACCAGGCTGAACAATCATTACCGCTGTTCCGACTGCCAAATCAAGTAGGAACTCGCCCATAGCAATATCAAAGTTAGATTGCTTGAGCGTAGCAAATAACTTCTCAGTGTAGACATCAAGCGCTGCCTGCGCCTCCGGCCTACGCGCAATAGGGATATCTGGTCCTGGCTCCAACCTGCACCACGAACGCTGCGGCGGAAAGATCCCAGATTGCAGCCGGTTGGCAAAGCGCTGCGTAGAGTTGATGGCAGTCGAGTCAAACACCCGCGCCATCTTCTTGCTGCCGCCTACCTTGCCTTCCCAATAGCCGTCGTACAGATTGCGCTGCGGTAGGGCAAACTCATACGCCTCATCATACAGATCGCGGAAATCGTCCTTCTTCCGCATGGCGATGTCATGCCGTTTCAGCAAGGCTTCTGGAGATAGTTTTGATTCA